GCAAACTCATCTACATTGTGTACAATACCCATACTACTACTGTTACTTTGCACCTCATTTATAACTTCAAACCTTACATACCAACATAAAGTTCTTGTCATAAAATCATCCATAAGTGTCTGATTAGCAGTAGTTAAAGTGCCATTGTTGTGTTGTGTCTTTAGCTCTTCATAAAACTTTTTACCAATAGCAGGTTTTATGTGTGCTAATTCTGTAAGCAAAATAGTATTGTTAGATATTAGTGCAGGGTCTGTATTTGCATTTGTAAAGCTATTACTAATTACTTCTCCTGCAGATACTAAAGGTATATATTGATTTACGTTTGCCATATTATTGTTCTTCGTTTTGTGATTCAACTTCTGTTACTTGTAATTCACTCTCGCTATCTCCAATACCATCTTGGTCATCATCTCTTGTTACAATAATTTGCTCTCTGTCGGTTAAGAACATATTACCCTCTTCTAACATAGGGAAGTCCTCATCTAACATTTTTCTTTGCTCATTTATTGTAAGTATCTTAGTAGGGTCTAATTGAGTTGCAAATGATACTGGTGGCTCGTACTGTATTAACAAGTCTTCTCTTGCAAAACCCATCTCTTTTAAAAGTATATCTTTTATACCATCTAATAATAAATCTGATGTGTCTTTAATTACAGTTGTCATTGCCATGTCATATGCAATTCTAATCTCACTACCTGTGTTGTTCATCTTACCAGAACTTACAATACCAGATAAAGCAGGTTGCCATCTATGTGCTGTAATGATGTTTTGGTCAGTTATTTTTTGTAAGTCTAGCCAACTACCATCTTGGTCATCTTTTATTATAGAAACATTTGCAGGTGAAGTATCTCCATTCTTAACAATAAACATTATCTTGCCATTGTTACCCTCTCCAACAAACTTTTTCTGTGCTTCTTTTACTAATTTTTTAGCTTCTTCTTCTCCCATATCTCCTGATATTTCTACAATAGCAGAAGGTTGGAAACCATTTTGAAACTTAGTGTGATTCCATTTACCTATTTCATAATCTACAGCTATGTGGTCAAGTGCTGCAACATAGTCAGGTAAACCATAGTAAGTAAATGTTGGTTCGTAATCTTTAAAATGCATCACAAATCTTTTACCTTTTAAATTTGGATAAAGAGGTATAGTCTGTGTTTTGTCTTTCATTGTATTGTACTTTGCCCAGTCTGGGTGTACATACACTTCTTTTTTGTTTTTAGCCATTCTAACAGTAGTTGCATCTATATGGTATAGGTTTACCCCACCATCATATAAAACACCCTCTACATAAGCATTTCCAAAAGTGTAATAGTCATCAGCTAACTTCTTATAAACTTGTCTTAAAGTTTCTTTGTTAGCATTTACATCTTTTATGTATTCTTGAATATCTTGATTGCTTGTAACAAACTTAGCACCACTTGTAAATACAGTCTTTTGTGCTAATACACTTCTATGTGTAGAAGATTTACGTTTTAGTTCTGCTAAATATTGTGGAAATAAATTGTTGTTACCAAAAGGTATGTACTTAGTTAAAACCTTTGAAAGGTCTTGTGGTTCTTCTACACTATGTGGTACTGCTAAATCAAAAACACCAAACTCAAAAGTATTACTCTTTTGTAGAGTCTGCTTTCTTACTTGACTTTTTCTTGCTTGTTTTCTCTGACTCATCTTTTGTTTTTGTTATTTTTTCTATTAAATTACTTAAACCTGCTTCTTCATAAGCATAAGCAAGTTCTTCTTGTGTAGCTGTTGCCCAAGAAATACTAAAATCTCCTTTGTATGTTCTGCCAGAAGATAATTTTGCTTTGTATGTTGCCATAATTGTATAAATTTTTAAGTGTGATAAATCTACAATTTTTTTGTCGCAATCACACATATTAAAAAAAAAGATATTAATAGGATTTACAAAACCTCAGTTTATACCTATTATGTATCTATTTAGTATTAAGCTCCAGTAGTTGCTGTTAAAGCTGAAGTATCTACAGTAATTGTACCTGCATACTCTCTAGGTAATTCAAATTGTCTTGCCATTAAACTAACTGTTATACCATTCTCATCTGAATAAGCTGCTCCAGTTCCACCTTCCATACTTGCTAAATTTAAGAATGTTTGATTTTTTGAAGGAACATCTTCATTAGCATATTTCTCACTAACACCTATAACAAATGCTTTGTCGTTAGTGTCAATAGCAATTCCCATCATACAAGTATTTAATAAGTTTTGTAACTCACTAAATTTTGTTACATCCATTTTTGGTAACATAAAAGATAAACCACATTCAAAAGCTGTTGAACCATTTTCTTTAGTTGCATTTATAGTTAATGCAGGAGTTTCGTTTTTAAACTCATACACAAACCAGTTAGCATCTGCAGCAGTTTCTAATATACTTACAATAGAATGAGTACCTGCAGCACCATAATTTACTACATCACCACTAGCCCATGAACGAAGAAGAATTTGCTTAATACCACCTGTTGCTTGTAAATCTGCACAAGTAACACCTAAACCTGTATCTATAGCCATATTATTATTATTTATTAAAAGTTATTAAAAAGTAAAGTAGAGAGAGCTTTTACACTCTCTCTCTATTACATTATTGTTATTACTCAATGATTCCCCATTGTACAAGTGAAGAGTACAAGAATTGTACACCTAACTTGAAGTAACCTCTAAAGAACATTTTTTCTTCTAAATCATCATAGAATACCTTAAATGAACCTTCTGGGTCAGTTACATCAGAACCTATTATTAAGTTATCTGTTGCAACATAACAAGCACCATTAGTAAAGTTAGTACCTCCTTTTTCAAAGATAGTAGGGTTAGTATCAGCTAAGATAGTGTCCCACTCATACATAGGTACAACCTCAACACCTCTAAAACTAACAGCGTTATAACCTCTTTGTGTGTTAGTAATAGCTAAGTCAGAAGTACCTATAGTAGTATTAGTTTCTAAGTTTGCTAAGTAAGCATTAAAGATTTTTGGAGTTACAAAAAACTTTTTGTCAGAAGAAGGAACTTGTTGTAAATTTGCAGGAGCTGTATCATACATTGTTCTTAAAAGACCAATTGCATCTGCTGCTGTTGGAGCTGCTTCAGTACCTGCATATTCAGTTCTTGCTGCTAATACAGTTGCATCTGCACCCATTAACTTCATCCATCCATCCATATTACCATATCCTGCTACTGCAGAACCTCCTGTTAGTGAAGTATCATCACCCCAAGCTAGTCTTACTACATCTTGTCCAATACCCTTAACTGCACGATTTACAATTGCATCAGCCAATTGAGTACCTTCTAGGTTCATTACATCTACACCACTTCTATACATTTCCTCAATGTAAGTTCCAAAGAACTCATCAGTACATTGCTCTAAAGCAACTCTCATTCTACCTGCAGTAATTACTTTGTCATCAATGTTAAATTGAGTAGAACCACTTGTTGAAGAACAACCTGCATACTTTTCTACAATTTTTGTTAGAGCAGCAGAAGTGTAAACATTCATTTTATGCTTAACATTAGGGATAACTCTGTAGTTACGCATTAAATCATCACTTCTAAATACTGGCTCATAAAAGATTTCGTTTAAGTTAGCACCACTATAAGTTGCTGCTATACTATTATTTGCTACGTTTGCCATTTTTTATTTATTTTTGATTATTAATTATTAAATTTTGCTCTAACTCTATCAGCTAATGCATTGTAAAAACTTGCATTACCATCAACAGTTTTATTTTCAACTACAGCAGGGTCGCCTTCAGTTACAACTTCAGTACCTTTAGCTTCTGCTTTGTTTAATAAAGCATTTAGTCTTTCTATTTCAGTAGAAAGAGTTTCGTTTTCTCCTTTAGCAGAAGTTAAATCTTCTTCTAAAGAAACAATTTTACTATTTAAGTCAGTTACACTTGCTTCAAAAGAAGATAATTTGTTTGATATTTCTTCATTATCTGAAAGCATAACATTGACTTCAGTAACAACATCTTCTGAATTGTTGTCAGCTCCTTTTACAGAAGCAACAATTTCATCAACTTTGTTGTTAAACCAAT